GCAACAAGGCGGTGCTCAGGATAATACAAAGCATGGCGATAATGTGCAGGATGCTGACTTTGAGGAAGTGAAGTAAGTATCGGTAAACAACGATAATCAACAATAGAAAAGTGGGGTGTAGCTCAATGAGTTACACCCTACTTTGTTTTTAACACTTTCTGATTGATTTGCTTTTTTCTCGAATTTTTATTTTATATTTGTACCATGTTTGTACCGCGATAAAAAAGTAGGAAATCTGCAACAAAGTACAAATAGGTTGAATACAAACAAGTAAATATCAGCATTATGCCTGCAGCTAAGTTTGAAATAAAGCGTAAATGTCAAGTCTGCGGTCAGGAGTTCATCGCCAAGACCATTGAATCATGGTATTGTTCCAAACGTTGTTCCAACATTGCGTATAAACGTAGGAAAGACGAGGAGAAGCGAAACCAACGGTTGGATGAAATCGTGAAAAGCATCCCGAAGCACCAAGATTACATCAAGGTGTCGGAAGCCTATGCTCTATTCGGTATCAGTAAAGACACTTTGTATCGTCTGATACATAAAGGCACTATTTCACATATAAACCTTGGTACCAACCAAATTCGTGTCAGCAAAGAAGAACTGCTGAAACTCTATCCTCTGCGGAAGAAAGCTCTGACAAAACCAAAGCCCGTTGCCAAACTATATAGCTTGGAACCGAAGGACTGTTATACCATCGGCGAAATATCCAAGAAATTCCATTTGGACGACACTACGGTCTATCTGCATATCCGCAAATACTCTATCCCTACTCGACAGATAGGTAACTTCGTTTATGCACCCAAGAAAGAAATTGACAACCTATATAAAGGAATAAAGCAATGAAGAAAGCGTTGGCCAACACACGAGTTTCGGTAAAACTCCGTAAGTCGGAGTACCGTGAGGAATGGTATCTGTACGTTGAAGCCTATCCGGTTTTTCAAGCAGACAAATCCTCTCCCCAAAGAGTGCGTGAATACCTGAATCGTACCATCACCACTCCCATTTGGGATAAGTCGCGGAACGCCCGAACTGACAAGGACGGCAAAACCACTTATAAGCCTAAACGTGATTTGAACGGTATCATCCAATGCAAATCACAGTTAGACCAAGAATCGTGTATTTATGCCGATAAGGTGAGAAGCCTGCGACAGAAGGAATATGATAATGCTTCTTTATATTCTGAAACAGATGCAGAACAAGCAGAACAGTTAGGGCGTTCCCGTTGCAATTTCATTGAATACTTTGACCATGTGCAGCGCAGCCGTCATGCACACAGTTCTGATTCCATCATCGCCAACTGGAACCGTGTATATGAACTGCTGAAGATTTTTTCAAAAGGCAATGCCATTCCTTTTTCGCATATAGACTTAAAGTTTGTAGAATCGTTTCGTCAATTTATTCTCAATGCTCCACAAGGAGGTACTAAAACCGGCACACTCTCCCAAAACACGGCATCTACTTATTTTTCAATATTCAAGGCCGCATTGAGGCAGGCTTTCATTGACGGCTATCTTACCGTTGATATTTCGGCAAAGGTCAAAGGCATTCAGGGAAGAGAGAGCCGCAGAGAATATCTGACAGTTGAAGAACTGAACCGTTTGGCGCAAACTCCATGTGACTCATTATTAAAACGAGCCTCGCTGTTTTCAGCCTTGACAGGACTTCGCCATTGCGACATACAAAAATTGAAGTGGTCAGAGGTTGAAGAATTTAATGGCGGTTACCGCTTGAACTTCACCCAACAAAAGACCAAAGGCGTTGAGTATATGCCCATATCAGAACAGGCATACCAGCTTTGCGGTGAAAGGAAAGACGGTGAGCAGTTGGTTTTTGCCGGACTACCTGATCCGTCATGGATTAACCGTCCAATTAAGAAATGGGTTGCAGAAGCCGGAATAACGAAGCACATCACCTACCATTGCTTTAGGCACTCGTATGCAACCCTGCAACTCGCCGGAGGAACAGACATTTATACGGTCAGCAAAATGCTTGGTCATACGAATGTCCGTACAACTCAAATTTATGCCAAGGTCGTTGATGCCAAAAAGGAAGAGGCAACCAAGACGATTAAGCTGGATTTGCCAATGACCGAATAACCTCTTATATCATTTCATTTAAGTCATAAGCCATCTGCATCTTCATGTGGGTGGCTTTCTGTTTCTGTGCATTTTTATCTTCACAACCTTATGATTCAATGATGATTCGCTTATGCCTCTCGGCATAAGCGAAAAAATCTAATAATGGAATTTGTCATTATAGATGCTGATAATCAGCGCATATTGTTTATGATTCTTATGACCTGCTGATGTTTCTTTATGTGATATTTGTCACCCATAAATCAGTATTGGGATTTGCCATTACTTTGCGGCAAAATCAACTGATAATGATATGGAAGACAAGAACATTACATTTGAAGATTTGCCCAAGGCAATGTCATGGATGATGGACAAGTTGAATAAACTTGACTCCAAGATTGACGGTCTGAACAATATCCCGCAAATACGGCCTGCCGACCAGTGGATGAACCTGAAAGAACTGTGCGAATACCTGCCCAGCCATCCGGCAGAACAGACCGTTTACGGATGGACGAGCTGCCACCAGATTCCATTTCATAAGAGAGGCAAGCGCATCATGTTCCTCAAATCGGAGATTGACGCATGGCTTCATGACGGCAAACGGAAATCACAGAAGGAACTGGCGGAAGAAGCTGCACAATTCATTAATGCCAAACGAAACAGACCGTTCTAATGGATTCACTTGACTTGTGCAACAGCATCAGAATGGAGTTCGAGGGTATCATAGAGAACAAGATACCTTTGGACGTGTTTCCTGCCAAGTTGCAGGACATGGTTCTGGCATTAGCACGGCAAGAGAACTATTCCATTGAGTACACAATGGCATCCCTTATTGCAGCAGCATCAACGGCCATCGGCAATGCGGTCAACATCCGCATCCGTGGCGGCTGGGTTAGCAGTCCAATTCTATACATGATATTGATCGGACGGCCAGGCATGGGTAAAACACCACCGCTTGACTTTGCTTTTCGCCCCATCCGAAAGCTTGATGCCAAAGTCATTAAGCAATTCAAGATAGATATGGAAAACTACAATTCCATACTAGAAAGTCAGAAGGGCAAGAAAGATGAAAGGCCGTCATTGCCGCCCAAGCCGATTTTGAAGCGAACAATCATTTCGGACTTTACCCCTGAGGCTCTTATTCGTGCACTTAACGATAATCCAAGAGGTGTGACCGTGTATGTGGATGAAATAATGGGAATGTTCAACGCCGTGAATCAATACAGCAAGGGGCAACTGATAGAACAGCTCTTGACGGCTTTTAGCGGTAAGCCTCTTGATGTGTCAAGATGCAGTATGCCGATACCTATTCACATTGAGCGACCTTTTATAAACATAGTCGGCACGATGCAGACTACCCGTGTGCATGAACTGGTCGATAAGGGGTACAAGGACAATGGCTTGCTGGATAGGATAATTTTCGTATATCCCTCGTCGCAGGAAATATCAGACTGGCCGATTGACGAAGATTTCACAGCTTCATCGTTTGAGAAGTATTCTGCCTTGTGGGAAGATGTAATCAACCGTATTTGCGAGATTTGTTTTATAACGGATGAGAATAACGACTACGCTTTACAGAACGTACTGAATTTTTCTCCAGAGGCTGGTACCTATTTTACCAACTGGCGCAATGGCCTAATTCATAAGGTAAACCAAATAAAGGATGACGGCTTGGTTGACAGTCGGATAATGAAAATACCCATGATTGCTGCACGGTTGGCTTTGGTATTTCAGATACTCCGATGGGCTTGTGGCGAAGTACACAAGGATTTCGTGGATATAGATTCCATTAAATCGGCCATCAGATTAAGTTCCTATTTTGAAGACTGTTATTCAAACATACAAAGATTCATGTTGATGGAGAGCATAGAACCGCAAAAGAAAGAATTGCTTGACAACGTACCAGCCTTGTTTTCTACCACCGAAGCCATCCAAGCAGGAAAAGAAGTCGGCCTGTCCGAAAGGTCTGTGATGTATATGTTGGTCAACCTTACAACGAGCAAGATTATCAGGAAAATCAAAAGAGGAGAATATGAGAAACTGCAATGAGCTACACGGTTTGCACCTTGCAGTATTTGCAGTTTGCAGTTCAGAAGACATGGGTAACCTGCAAAACTGCAACAACTGCAAACTGCACGAACTGCATTTATAAAAAAGGAGGAACTATGACTGAATACAGATTTATGCTCCAAAAATACAAGCGAGGCTCTAAGCTGACCTGTCCTAAATGCGGAAGGAAGCAATGCTTTGTCAAATATGTTGATACGGAAGGGCAGATTGCCTTTCCCGATTATGTAGGCAGATGTGACCATGAACATTCGTGCCAATACCATTACAAGCCATCGGATTATTTCAAGGATAATCCCGTTGCATTGGAAGAAAGGAAGTCGTGGAAGTCACAAGCAAAAGTTATGCAGCCCAAGCCAACAGATTACATTGATCGTGACATTATGCATCGCTCGCTTGCCAACTACGAACTGAATCCGTTATTCATCTTTCTTTCGGGTGTATTGGGTGAGAAAGAAACATCCCGGCTGTTCAAATTATACTGTGTCGGGACATCCAAGAAATGGGGAGGCTCCACGGTGTTCTGGCAGATTGACCGACAAGGAAAAGTACGAGCAGGAAAGATAATGTTGTATAATCCGACAACAGGACATCGGGTAAAAGAACCGAGAAGCTATGTGAGTTGGGTGCATACGGAATTGGAACTTGAACACTTTAACATGAAGCAATGCTTGTTTGGCGAACATCTTTTAGCTGGCTATCCAACAAAAGCTGTAGCCATTGTGGAGAGTGAGAAATCCGCTTTAGTGGCCAGCCACTTCATGCCTGATTTTGTATGGTTGGCAACTGGAGGAATACACGGCTGTTTCAAGGCTGACACCGTTGGCGTATTAAAGAACCGTGCCGTAATTCTTTGTCCTGATTTGGGAGCGAAAATGGTTTGGCAGGAGAAAGTGCAGTTGCTTTCTTCCGTTTGCTCCAAGGTGGTTTTCAGTGAAAAACTGGAGCAGTGCGCTACAGACGAACAAAGGGAAAAAGGATTAGATATAGCTGACTTTCTGCTGATGGCGGACACTCCCATGATGACGCTTCAAAAAATGATAAAGCGATGTCCGAGTTTGCAAACGCTCATTGACCAATTTCAGTTAGAGTTAGTTGAACAATAAATAGAAATGAAAATGAAGAAAGACGTTTATTATTGCATAGTGCTTTCCGACAGCCAGCTTGATTTTCTGGCAGGAAGCAAGTACGGCATCGACCGCATGAAGGTATTGAAATGCCTCATTGACGCTGTGGTCATTAAGGAAACGAAGTACGAAAAGAAAGGCTTTGCCGTTACATTGCATATCGGGCAAGCCGCCCTTTCGGAAGTTGAATTGGCTACCCGTTTAGGCTATGACAAGAAGACTGTTTCGAGGTTACTTGACAAAATGGCCGAGTTGGGGATTGTCACATCCGAACAGACCAACCGCACAAGCATACACACCGTGCATTGTGTGTCGGCATGGTATACAGACAATCAAAAGATACTCAATCCGTATTACGTGAGCGTGAAAGAGCGGCACCATTGTGTCGGAGAGATTGGCGACAATGGTATAGATAAAGATGGTATCTCTGCCAATACGCCAAATGATGGAATTGGAAAGTCGGATACCTCCGCCTGTTGTAACAGTGAACAGCCGTCTCTATCCCTTATTTTGGGCAATAATGTTCATGACGGAAACGGAGCGTAAAACCTAATGAAACCGAGACCGTTGCAAAATGCCGTGTATTGGCTTTCAAAAGATGGCTTTTTACAATGCGAAACACGGCCTTTCACGCTGCATTTTGTGACCTTTTGGAAAAGCGTTGGTTTATGGCGGAATTGGGGCTTGTTCTTATGAAGCGGTTGAAAGCACTTTTTTGAGGAATGAATGTAGCGGAGTACGTTTGTTTTAGACGTTTATAAAGACTTCGAACAAACCGCCCGCTCTGTGAGTCATGATATATCCAAAGTTCGTGTCAGGACTGTTACAAGAATTGCCTATGTCGCACAAAAACGCTCCGCGCTTCCATGCCACATAAGCCGTTACAGCCGCTCGCAAGCTCGCACCGGGCTGACCAGTTTTATTTATTTTATCGTATCACCTTATTACAAATCATTAGATATGACAACAACGGAAGAAAACAAGGACGAAAAGAAAAAGGATATAAAGCGCACAAAGCGGTTGGAGGCCAGAGTGACCGAAAAAGAATACGCAAAAGCCGTGGAACTTGCCGAGACCTGCGGTTTGACTTTGAGCGACTATATTCGAAAATGTGCTTTGGGGCAGCATCCGAGGCGGCGGCTTACCGACAAGGAGGTGGAAGCCCTTTGCAGTCTCTCTGATGCACGGGGCGCACTAATGCGAATAGCGGCAGCCGTCAAGTCCATACAGGGCAGCCATCGGGCGCAATACTTCGCAGACACCCGTTTCGTGGAGCAGTGGATGCGTGCAGCCATTCCCCTTATGGCCCGTTGGAATGAAATTCAGGAATACATCACCCAATAAATCCCCAACCAAATGATAGCAAAAGCGGCCACCATCAGCCACGGCGGAAACGCCGTCCGCTATTCGGTCAACAAGGACAAGGCCGAGATCGTGAAAGTGAACTTTCTGCCCGATGACATATCGGCTGAAGCCATGTACCAACGTATGGTACTCAAGCAAAAAGAATTTGCCAATACAATCAACAAAGGCAGACCGCTCAAACGGAATGTGATAAGAATGGAAATATCCCCAACTAAGGAAGAATCCTCAGGCTGGACGCTGGACGATTGGGTTAGATTGGCAAACGAGTACATCCAAGTATTCGATTCCATTGACCTCTCGAAAAAGACTAAACGTACCAGTGCGAAATCCACCAACGTAAAGAACAGCCAGTATGTAGTTGCTCTCCATCATGATGCAAAGAGTGGTATACCTCATCTGCACATAGATGTGAACCGTGTGGACATGGATGGAAAAGTCAACGATGACCACTTAATAGCGGAACGGGCAATGTCGGCTGCGTACATTATCAATGAACGGCGGGGATGGGTACAGCCGGAGGATATTTACGAGAAACGCAGGCTGGAGATTGCTGGCACTTGCATGGACGTGCTTCGCTCCTTGCCGAATTTCAGTTGGTCAGGCTATGAGGCCGGACTAAAAGCACACGGCTACGGCATACACTTGCAAGAGGATGACAAGGGGAATGTACGAGGTTATTCTATTCTGTCGGGCAACTCCAGTTATAAATCCTCCATTCTCGGTAAAGGCCGACATCTCATGCCTTCAAAGATAGAAGCGACATGGGCAAGGCTTCATGGAGAGCGGAAATCTTCGCTAATCCCAAATACCGAACAGAAAATACGGCCAGCTACCGTTTCGACTGAAATGCTACAGACAAACCGTCCGGCTCCAGTTATTAAGCACTACGACATTTCCACGGATGAATATCACCATTACCATGTGGCCATACCGGAAGAAGCGGACGAAATTATCTGCAAGGAATGTTCCGTGCCGGATGACAATCCCTTAGCAACTATAGAAGATGTACAGAAAACCGCCTTGCTCCTTTTTGCTGAATACCTTGACGGTGCAACGAGCATGGCTGCATCCAGTGGCGGCGGAGGTTCTGACATGAGCGGTTGGGGAAAGGATAAAGATGAGGATGAACGCGAATGGGCAAGGCGATGCGCTCAAATGGCTAATCATCTTTGCAAGCGCAGGAGGGGTTTACACAGATAATTGTTTCACTCAAAATCAATGAATATGGGAATAGGAAAAGGGAAATCTGACAAGATAGACATTGACGGCCTTATAGAAGGTGTAGGCAATGAAAACAAAGTAGCCCAAGAAGAAAGTAAACTTGAACAGAAAATTAAAGAACTAAAGGATGTACGTTTAGAATTGGAAGCCGCTACCCGCAAAATGGAAGAAGTTACTTTTGCGCTCAAAACAGCTACGGATAGTGCCGACAACATTATTTCAGGCATTTGCCGTGCTATTGTCAAAGCGGAACAAAATATAGTTTTCCGTGCCAAAATCAGCACAGATGAGTTGGCAAAAGTGCATCAATGCACAGTCCGACATATTAAGGCCGAAGAAGATCTATTGGAAAGGCATAGTGACAAAATGGCCAAACACCTCCAGAACAATGAAGGCGTTTGGCTTTCCACCTCTTGGCTTATATTTACTTTGGTCGTACTGGCGATTAGTTATCTTGCCGTAATTTTATGGGCTATATATAAAAGATGAGTTACACACTTTTACTTGCCCAATGATTTGAACATCTTGGTAATGCAACGCTTCTTCTGCTCCATGTTAGGATGAACGTAAAGGTTGAGCGTGGTTGAAATGTTGGAATGACCTAACAATACGCTGACAGTTTTATAGTCGCATCCGGCTTCAATGCAACGGGTGGCAAAGCTATGGCGCAGGCCGTGATATTTCAATTTAGGGATGTCGAGTTTCGCCATCAAACTGTTGTGGTAGTTGCGGTATGTGCATGATTCTGTTGGATGCTCGTCGTTGCCAATCAACACGCCATCAAACATGGCATTGAAGTCGATAGTGTTGTTGACATAGAATGTATCGTACTCTCCGCATCCTATCTTGAAGTTGAATGATACACCCTGGCACTTTACACCCTTTCCTTGTACTGAGTGTATGTCCATGGTCTTGCCGTCTATTACACTTGACTCGTCGATCAATGAAAGTACCGACTTGTTGAGTATGCAATGTACGGAACCGCTATCAACCATCATAGCACCCACGTACACATTTCCATCCTTTCCCTTGAATGCAGCTTTCACAATAGGGAACCCCACTTGCTCTATGTCTCTCAGTTTTGCAGTTCTTGTCTTCATCTTTTTCTGGTTTTGTTTGTTTGGAAGAGCCACCTGCTTTATGCTGTAGGCTGTTCTTCGTTGAATTCTTGCTTTTTGATTCTGCGAATCAAGTAAGCGATAGCCTTTGGTGCCTTCTCTCGGCAGACCTTCAGCTGAGCAAGGAACTCCTCCTCGGTAGCGTCTGAGTTGAAGAGGTCCACCAACTCGCAATTGTTGTCCGACTGCTTGTCAAGCTTTAGGTTGTGGCATTGCATCAAAGTGCGAAGGGCAAGGATGCCAAGGTCGTACTTTGGACGTGCCTCTACCAGTTTGCGCATCAAGTCAAGTCCTGGATCGCCAATGTGCATCTCGTTGAGCATGGCAATCATGAAGAGCACCTTTGCGTCTGGTGTTGCCATCTCGAACACGTTCGCAAGCTGGCAGTTGGTCTCGTCAGCTTCTGTGTAGCGTTCGAGTTTTGCCAAGGCACGCGACTTGATGTACATGGCTTCTGCACATTGGTGTGTTGCCAGTACCTCGTTAGCGTACGCCAATGCTTCCTCGTACTTCTCTGCATAGAGGCAGAGCAACGAAGCAAGGAATTTCGGTGCCCAATGGCTTGCCTTTGTCAGACACTCTGGTACCGACTCTATCGAACCATAGAGATGCTCGTCGCACACGAGTATGTCAAAGAAACGCTTTGCTTGTTGCATGGCTTCCTTGATGTCGCCGTTCTCAGCCTTCTTTGCTACGAGGAGCAGGTACTGACGTGCCGCTTCGTCGTAGTCGTTGTGCTGGAGTGCGCCATAGACAGCTTTTCCGCTCTCTATCTCGTTGCCAATCTGTTGCTCGTTGTTGTACTCGCTTGCGTAAGTCAGCACCTCACGACTCGTATGAGCATACTGAGGTATGACGTTCTTCGAGAGGTACAGACCTTCAAGGCTGCGAACACGGCTCAGAGCTACGTAGAGCTGTCCTGCTGCGAACATGCCACGGCTGAGGTCGAGCGAGAGTTTGTCGAAGGTCATGCCCTGACTCTTGTGGACGGTGATTGCCCATGCAAGTTTCAGAGGGTACTGGGTGAATGTACCAATGAGTTCCTTCTTCATCTTGCGCTCCTCCTTGTTGTAGTCGTAGCTGTACGACTCCCATGAACAGCATGGCACAATGTATGTCTCGCCGTTGTTGAGCGTCACGCTGATCTCGTCCTTAGTGAGTTTGCTCACCTTGCCGAGAGTGCCGTTTGCCCATCGTTTTTGCTGGTCGTTGCGAGTGAACATCACCTGAGCACCAACCTTGAGGCGAAGCTTCATGTCCACCGGGAACTTCTTTTCCTCGAACTTGCCGTCAATGGTTCCTTCATAGACGAACTCCTCCGACTCAATCTCCTCTAGTCGCTGAAGGTTGATCTTGTCTGCCGTCTTATTGATGGAAGCCAGCGTGATGACAGCACCATCTTCTGCGGTCGGAATGTGAACGCGATCGTTGAGGTGCATGATGTTCTCTGGTGTTACCTTGTTCAGGCGCACGTTCTCCAAGATGTGCAGGAAGTGTTCGTCATCCTGACGGTACACCTTGCGGAACTCAATCTTCACGAGTCGCATGCGCTTGATGGCGTCTGACTTGTAGAAGAAGAAGTCATCCGTTTGGTATAGATCCTTCAGCATATCCTTCTCAGGACCTTGCTTCACCACCGGTGGCAACTGGAACATGTCGCCTACGAAGATTATCTGCTTGCCGCCGAAAGGCATGTTGTTGCGCAGAGCCTTACGCATGGTGTAGTCGATGGCATCCATGATGTCGCATCTTACCATCGACACTTCATCGATGATGATCGTGTCTGCATGTAAAAGCGTCAGAATCTTTGCCTCGTTCATCTTGCCGCATGTTCCTGGCGTACACACCTCCATCGGCAAGCCAAAGAAGGAGTGTATTGTGTCGCCACCGGCGAGGATGGCTGCCACACCTGTTGGGGCAAGGGTGATGAACTGCTTTCCAACCAACTTCTGTACGTTGTGAAGAAAGGTTGTCTTACCTGTTCCAGCACGACCTGTGAGGAAGAAGCTGGAGTTTGTGTTGGCAACAAGCTCGTATGCAAGCTGCTGCTCGTGGTTGTGTGGGTCTATCTGTGTGTTCTGCATGTCCTACTTCTGTTCGATTTGTGGGAGGATTTGGGTGAGACGTGTGTTGTAGTCGCTGTCGAGGAAACTCTTGTAGCATCCATCGATGATGCCTTTCGCCTTCTCTTCGAGTTCTTCCTGTGGCATGCAGCTTCTCTGGGCTTTGAGTACTCCTTCAAAGAAGTTGCGCACCATGGTTTCTAATTCCTTTCGGATGAACTCCTCGTTGCGATGCACCTTGTCGTAGTCTCTCTTCTGAACAAGTTCAAGGCGTGTACCGTTGAAGGCGTAAACCTCGATGCCGTCGATGTAGGTCCAGTTGTGGTAGAGTCCCACCTTCTCGACAACTACGATGCGGTCGCAGAATCTCACGCCCTTGTAGTAGCGGTTTCCGCTTGCGCTCTCGTACTCTTCGCAGAGGAACATCTTCTGTCCTTCGTCCCATACAGGAATGTGAACTCGTTGGTTACCGAATGTCGGCAGGATGCTGTCGAACAGATCTTTGTTGATCGCTTTTGTTAAGCTTGCCATGTCGTTTTGTTTTTCTTGGTTTGTGATTTTTGTTTGTTCTCTCTTTGATTGGGCATGATGGTTAGCCCAAGCACTTCTGATGAGTTGCCTCTATCATGCTTCGCGAGAAGTCAAGGAGCTGACTCTCTGCCACCATGCTGCCCATTGCCTTGGCTTGTCCCTTCAGGAAGTCCTTCAGCATGAGGATGCTCTCTTCCTTGGCGCTTCGTTCGTTGAAACATCGCCAGTTGCATCCGCCCCAGAACTTCTGAGCAATGATGTTTGCCTTCTGTCCGTTCCATGCAAACAGCGTGATGCCGTTGAGGAAGGTGTGGGCGTAACCTTGTCCGATGTGGTAGTAAACTGCCAATCGGTCAGAGAGACGGATTGCTCGGTAGTAGGTGTTGCCAGCTGCGCTGGTGTAACCGAGGGTGAGGTACACGTTCTTCTCTGCGTTGTAGGTGAGAGAACTACCCGAGAGGGCTGGGAGTGCCTTTGCGGCAATGAGTGCGAGTGATGTGTTCATCGTACGTCTGGTTTTTGTTTAGCGGAATAGGCCGCCACCTCTGTTGTTTGTAATAATAAAATAATGTATAAACAAAACCAACTCTCTCGGAATTGTGATGCAAAGTTACTATGTTAGTATAGGGCATGCAAGCTTTTTTACATGAGTATTGGTTCCTTCCGTTTTGGAACCAATCACACTCATTTTTTGAAAGTTCATGCAGCGTATCTTTTCTTTCTGATATCCTTCATGCACTTGCTTGTGCATGCAAGGGTGATGTGCATTGAGGTGAGATCTTCTGAACGACCATGCTTCTTGTGGCTTGCCTGTGCCTGACGTTTCTCTACGATGCGACGGAGAATTCTGTCCTGCACTTTTGAAGGCTTCATCTTACTTCTGATGTTCAAGTTGAGAAGGATGCCGTCAAGTACCTCAATCTCAATTTTGTTTGTTGTCACATTGCAGAGCTCTTCGGTAGCTGCCTTGCGATAGCGATCAGATGTCTCAACACGTTCCCAACGCTTGTTGGTTCTTCTGTGAGCATCTGCCTCTGCCTTCCTCTGCTTCTTTGTCTGCTTTGCTGTTGCCTTGTTATTCATGGTTGCCTTATTGTTGTTTGGTGTCTGTTTCATAGTCGTTCGTTTTTGATTTCGAGTGCAAAATTACTACTTGATTTCGGATTTGAATAATGTTTCTGTCTGAACAATAGTTCCTCTCATTTTGGAACCATTGCCTCTCTGATCAACTACTTCTTTCCTGCGAAAAAAGCAGTAATAGCAGTACCGATTGCCGAGCAGATAGCTGCTGCGAGCAACCAACGATCTTTCTCTGTCATGGGCGTTTCTGTTTTTGGTGATTGCTGTGTTTCCATTTGCGATCAGTTTTAAGGTTTCCACCAACGAATTGCAGCGTCAACTTTGTGGTGGTTTTCGAAGTTTGACGCTGCAAAGGTAATAACTATTCTTGTGATAAAATCAAGAACTTATGATTCTAATGGTTCCCCCGTATTTGGAACCATTCGTTGAAGTTTCTCTCCAGGTTCAATGTAGTGCAAAGCCATGTCTTTCACTCTTTTCGCAAAGATCTTACGAATCTGTGGTGGTGACATAACTTCAAGTCCTGCACCCATCTGGAGCACGCGACCGATGAACTCGTTATTCCATTCTACATCAACAGAGAACTCAGCATACTCTCCATCTTCGTATAATCCGTAAGGCTTCACAACCTCGTATGAATGATGCAGAGGCTTTGTGTCTATTAATTTAAATATATAATGTTCGTGCGCGCGTATAACGATGTGTTCTTTGTTCGGGTGCTCCTTCATGTGGCTCACGCCCACGATGTCCTTGAAGAACTCATCATAATAGTGCTCCGGTGCAGGAACATAGTCCACCTTACTCCTCTCACGAGGTTTCTCTTGTATGCGGTCAAGAGCAATGTTGTACCCGAATTCCGGTTCTCTACCTTCTGCATGACCGAATAAATGCCATCGTCCATTATACTCTTTCAAGTAATGCGGATGAAATCGTAATGTTACTTGTTCCTCGTCGTATGGCTTATATTCTATCTCCATCACCGTTTTGTTGGTAATGGCTTCGTAGAGCAGAGGGAGGTATTCTATGTTGGTCAGTATTCGGTCAAGGCTTGAACTAATCACTTGCTGACCTTTCTGGCGCTTTGCCTTCATGTCGAGCAAATCTTGGCAATCATGAAAGAAGTACTCCAACCACGACTTAGGGAAGAATCCGGCTGAGTCTTGACAAAACTTCCAGTATTGGCGAAGGTTGTTGATGACCTTGGCATTACGCATGTCAGCAAGAGGATCTTCATCCTTGCCAACATAGCGGAAGCGCTTATTGCGATTATTGCCTTCTTCCTCAATGCTATCTTTGCCTTCTCTTTCTCTAATGGCTTCGCAGATTGCAGGAAAAGTTTTTTTTAGTTCTCTGATGCCTTTCTTCTTTGGATCGTCATCGTGAGTGTACTGATAATACTTAGATACGGAGTACTCCAATTCCATAACAGAGCTTAATCCTAAGTATTCTGCAAGCACATCTGCATAAGTAACCCATCGGCGACTCGTTAGCCACCGATAGGTTATCAAAGCGAATTGTGCCTTATAGCTATCGCCATCAAAGAGGTTTTTGCGTTGCATTAATAATAATGTTTATTTTTTTGCTAAATAAGATTCAATTCTTTCATTAACCTCATGGCAATATTTTTTTGCGAGTTCGACACGTACCTCAGGGATGCCTTCATTATTGTGTGACTTAATATTTCGGATTTCGTTTATGGTAGCAAATTTGTCGCGCCAATAATCCCATGTTTTTCCAAGAACTTGTTCAAACCACAGCCATTCACGTTTAAAGAATATCTCAGGTAAATCTGATGGGTCACTATAGTCAATTGTCCACGAAGACATATCTGGATATTTATTTATGGCTTTTGTCTTTTTTTGTCTCATAGAGTCAAAACGTCCTTTAGCTGTAAATTTAGGGTTTGTGGCGTTCTTTTCAAATGTGTCTATATGCTTTGTTTCCAAATGGGAGATCATCTTTATTTCGTTTCCCTGATACATATCGCCACAGAAGCACTTGACGATTTTTCTCATGTTGCCCTCAGCTTTTGACCATTCGTCTCCAAAAGGCAATATGTATCGTTTAATCTGCATCCATTCAGTAAAATAGCGAGATATGGCAAGTCTTATAGGACCATTTGGTTCTGATATAATTTCAGATTTATTAATAACACCATAACGCTCTAATTCTGCAAACTCTGCATTAGGAATTTCTGAATCGGGTCCCCATGTTGAAAGAATAAGAGAACGTAACAAATGCCACTTTTCCATGTCTCTCCACACAGCCCAGTTAAATGCATCATGTAGTTTGTTAATCAAATCTTTGCTCAAGTTTAAGCATATATCGTCATCTGAGATATAGTCCTTTGACTCTTGTTCATTCCAATAATTACCATTTAGCAAATTTAGCAAGCAAGGATGAGAACCTACATAATACTGAACTTCTTGTTTGTATTTTTCAGACACATTACAATCTATCTTTTTCGAGATTGCTGCCCAATACTCATTCATGTCATCTTCATTGAAAGACTCCAGATTGTGCCCATTTGCAAAAATAGCAGCTAATATTGAAACATTAGAATTAATGGCACCTTCAACTTCTTTTTCGATTCTTTCAACCATTCTTCTTGATGCTACAATAGCTCTGACTCCATAATCAGGGCTACTTAATAAAGTGCGAATCTGACCAACTGTTCCTTTTTTTGCAATAGAGGAAAAATTATCAAATTCATCAATCAATACCAAACCGTAAAATCCTGCAGCTTTCATACTTAAAGCCACAGAACATACATATTTATAGTCAATATTATTTTCATCAACATCTTCAAACTCTAACTCTTCTTCAAATACTTTGTATTTATCACTTGATCCAAATTGTCTTTTGAGTTCTTTGCGTAATCCTCTCCCTATATTTTCCCACATCTCATCAGAACTATTGCATGTGTCCAGTGATAGATAAATAACAATCAAGTCAAGATTGTAGTGGTTTTCAAGAGTGTATTCTTGAAATTTTTTTAATAAAGAAGATTTTCCGATTCTTGGAAGGCCGACAATATGGTAATTGCAAATTCTATCTTCATATACAACATAGTCATGCATTTTTTTCAATACAGATTTTCTTCCGACGAAAAAATCACCTGCTGCTACTTCTGTCGGTGATGCAAAAGGATTTTCTTTATACATTTTCTTTTTTTGTATTAATTGTTTAGTATCCATTTTACAAATAACTTAACGTTTATAGAATATCCATCATCATGCTTTGACACGACTCTACGGGTATACAAATTATCCAATAAATCAGATAATCGTTCGTGAGAATAGTCAATATTCAAATCGTTGATTTTTACATGACCACCAGCTCGTGTACATTCTGCTATACATCTTAGAACCTTTTTATTATCTTCTTCATTGAAATCAGATCCATCAGCCTCTTTTGTGAGACACTCAAAGGTAGAAGGTTCTAGTCGGCTTGTACCTGTACATAGTAGGTTTGCAACATTTTCAATATCTTCTTCTCCAACTATATGTGTTGTTTTAAGATTAAGATAATCAACAAGTCGAGTACAAAAAATTTGTGTAAAGAATGCACTACCAGAAGTATACTCATATATTAACTCATCTGAATGATTTAAGAATATTACATCTTTAATAGGATCTTTTATCAATAGGAGAGACTCTTCTTTTGTCAAATATGTTAGAGGTTCCTTGCTAAATTTATTAAAATAGTTTGAAGCATAACTTTCATTCATAAAATGCGGAAGAGTATCCTGTGCAGCAACAATTGCCTGAAGGTTAATTCCTGGTGTTTCAATAAGAGCAATCCATCTTCGCATAAAGTCCTTGCTCACCTTCTCTTCTTTAATCAATTGATAGAGGTAAGTGAACTCGTCAATAAAAACAACAAAATGCGAATTTTTAACTTCATCTACATTATTTATATGCTCAATAAAATCACGTAACGCATTGAATGGATCTTGCTCATTATTGAAATGGTCTAATATTGTTGATTTTGTAATTGATTTAATTCCTTTCTTTCGGATACCTCTAGTCAATGCTATTGCTATGTTTTCAAGAATCCACATGACTGGGTTTGTTTCTTCATCTGGTAATCCTTGTAAGCTGAATTTTCCGCAGAAAACAGAATTATCAACATCGGATTCAAGTTTGCCCATGATCTTATTAAGCAAAGAACTTTTTCCTGAACGTTTTTGTCCGTAGATAGCTATTTGGTTTTTACGATTTGCAATAATCGCTTCCAATATTGTTGTAATAATGCTTTCTCGACCATAGAACATATCACTATCTGCTTCCAACTCTTCACCACCAGATGCGTGTCGGAATTTATTCTCAATCTCAACAAAAGATTCATTTTCAAATCTTATTGTTCTATTCTCTGTAGTTGTTTTATGAATACGTTTTTCTTTAGCAACAAAAATATCATCATAGTCCACGGTAAATTGTACCTCAGCAGCTTTTGCAACAAAAGAGTTTTCGTTTAGATGGAGTTCTATGTTGATTATCTTTTCATCACCTGCAGAAAGTCTAACATCTATATCGATAACATTTTCCTCTATCAAATCGCCTCCAAATGCTTTTAAGCTATTTATATGAATATCACGTGCACTATTACCGGAATTTCTAATTTCGACCTTTAAATCTGACGAATGTGATTCTATAAGGCCTACTGATTCCAATACCACAATACTTATTGTAGGATTGACGAGTTGTTCGATTTCTTCAAATTTTGAACAAATATTATCTTTCAGCAATACTAATGAAGGAAGCAATGTTTCATATCCTATTTGTGTAGGGTGTGTCGATAGTTTTAATGCAATGTTATCAATTTTTTGGATAATATTTCTGTATGCATTAAGAATAGTTTTGTACTTCTGACCTGTATTGAAGTCTGTTGCTAATGAAATAACCTTGTCAAAATCATTCTCTATAACATTCTTCTCACTATTCAGTAACAAAGAACTCGCTTGCAGGAATGAAATGAAAGACATGAAATTTTTTGCAGGGTCCGCAGAATATATCATGTATCGATTTTTTATCTCATTGAATAATGTGGGGAATTCATCTATACTTTCTGTATTTTTTCCTATTTTTTCATACTCCTTCACAATGCGATTCCTTATTATTGAATTTGAATCACAAAGCAACATCAATTCTAGAGAATTATCCAAATCACTTGCAATCACATTTCGTAACAGATCCTCTGTCTTATATGCAGAAGTACTCATATACATATCAACTTCTGTTGTAGTATAATCACCTAGTGTTATAAAGTACAAACCTAAGGAATTGTCAAACTTAATATCATCGGATTTTTGACGATAAGCCAAGCGTAGCAAGTACCTTGCATCTGGATATCTTTGCGCATCTCCAAGTGCAATAATGTTTTTTGCTCTGTTTATTAAGAAGCTATAAATATCATCCTTGGGGTTATAATCAGCTGGATGGAAAGCTAATTGAAGTCTAATTAATGTAAGATAAGACATATCATCTGCTTTGTTTTGCTTGATATTGTCTTTTAATTCATCGATATATGCTTCTTTGAATAATCCGGTTCTTACGGTTTCTTTATCTAAAGTAATACCATTGAAATCTTTGTGATTTAAAATTGCCGTTTTAACATACTGAGGTATTTCTGCAAAGGAATTCTTTCTAGAATTAATTATATCGACTAACAATTCATCAGTTATTTCGATTCTATCGGATAAGGATTTAATCGTATTAAGCAAACCTTTAAAGTATTTAATTTTCCCTTCTTGTCCTTTAAATACACGAAGAGCCTTCTCTAAAAGTTCTTTCGATTCGAAATACATTTTATGAGACTTTGTATAGCTATGGGATTTTAGAAATAGATTATAGCTTTTTGAAGAATCATTTTTTACAACATCGTCTATCAATAAATCAACAGCCTTAGCATATTCTTCTGCAGACAGTTTTTCTGCAAATAGTCGCTCAATCTCGTCTGCGGAATAAGAATCGTATAAATCAATGCCTACTCTATTAATATAGTATCCAAGTCCGTTTCCCTTATTAGTGTTTGCGAAGTTATTGTTTTCAGAATCATTTAGATGTTTTTTCAAGAAGGAACATGTTTTTGTGTTAAAGCGGAATTTATCTATTAACTCTTCCACAATCTCTCGTGTACATTGTTTATGTATGCATGCAGCAATTGGTCCCTGGGCATTTTTGCTCATGGAATAAATAACCTCATCTCCAACTTTGGGCGATTCAATAATTCCTGTGTAGGAAACGAGTTCCTGCGTATTGAAATAGATATTATCCGTTTGATTATTTGGCATAATCCAACCATACACAGCCCCCATTCTTATTATCTTACCCATAGAAGGCAGCAAGTCCTCATCTATATAAGTTGGTAATGTGTCGGTTACTTTTTGTTGTATTTCAGATGTGGATGTATTTTCTTTCTTCTTTTTAGGATCTTTTATCGTGAAAAGATCAATTTTTCCCACAATTTTAGGACCTTGTAGAGATAGTTGTTCTGGTTTATAAATATCGACCTGTGGTTGAGTGACGCTTGTGACATTTGATTCTATTTCATCTTTTATGTTAGAATCATCCTTTGGATTATCCGAGATGGCATAATCTTTATGATTTTCATCAAATGTTGAGTCCTGTTTTGGGAGTTCATCCTCTGGATATTCCTCATCAATACTATTTTCAAAAGACTGCGACGTTGAAGAGATTACATTTTTGATTTGACATTTTAGTTTCTTGATAGTTGTTTGCGATTCAGTATTGTTTGTATTTTTGATGATATAAGTTAGAATGCTAGAGATATGTGAACGAAGAACATCCTTTGAATTATCTTTCTTTTGAGATATTAATTTTTCAAAGCATTCAAACAATTCAAAGTATGTCATCTCCACAAATACACAATAAGCTTTATCTCCTTTAAATGGAGAAACATATAATCTCTGACCTTTATTTAACTTCTCTTTATTGATTCCTATTATGCTAACCTTCGAGCATGACGCATTTGCTCCGTCATCAGTCACAAACCAAATTCTTCGACTTTCAACCATCGTAATAGTCGCATTTGTTTTAATCGGCAAAGAAGAATACATTCCCTCTTCAACAAGAATCTTTTTTAGTATTCCGTTAGCAAAGGAAAGGTCAATGGCTTTTATGGAAGCGACAGATGATTTTATTGACTCAATACTTGATATTGCTTCAATTCTAATTCGAATATATCTATTGTTGTCAAGGTCTAATTGTATGAATTTCTGATTAAGTGCAGAAATTTTTCCGCTTTTAACTATTCCATAGGTGCTTACATCTACAGAATCCCCTATGTTTAAACCACTCAAAAGATTCATTTCAATATTGAAATCCTCTTCGTGGTTTGTATTATCTGCGATTATCATATTGTTCAACATGTTATTTAAAGGAAATTTCAAGTATACCATTGTGCCTTCATGGCGTTTTTGCATAGAATCGCCAAATATTACTTCCAGAAACATACTGAGTTTTTGGAAACCATACGCAGAGTGATTTATACCATTCTTTTTTATTTTCGGTGCAATTTTTACTAAGTCATACCATCCATTGGAGTTCGGCTTACAATTGCTTATAGCAGAAATTATATCTTGCTTGAGTCTTGTTTTGCTTTCTTCTGAAAGTTCTTTAGTGTCATAAGCTGTGGGTACTATAGACGAGATGTTTTCTGATGAAATCGTATCGATATCAACTGATTTTGTATATTCATTTACAACATCAGTATTCAATTTATCAATTTCCATGTTACTGTTTACAATATTCTGTATATCAATTTCTTTTTCAATTGAATTGACCGCATAAAGAAACAATTTTTTTGCTATTTTTTGAAGACGAACACCAGGCCATTCTATTGGATGAGAGAAACTGGCTTTTAGTATTTCACTAGTCATTGGTACGTGATGGAAACTAAAGACAATGGTAACCAGTTTTATGTACAAACAATATTCATCTTTGTTATAATAGTATGAAATACTTGTATCTTTTATTTCATCTGTAATAGTTATTAATTTTGCAGCATTGGACTTTATGAAGTCATAAGATAATTTATTTTTGTAGCATTCGGTTTTTATTGATGCATTTAAAAAGTTTAATGCACATAAATGAAGAAATATCTCATTTTGGTTTTGAGGATGAATGTACATGACAATCTTTGTGGCCATGTTGACCAAATCTTCATCTGATTCCAAAATTAGTTCGCCAGGTTCATTCTGAATCCAACCTGCAATTGAATTTGATATTTTTTTGTAATCTATTTCTTTCATGTTATTTTTGAATATTCACTTTGAATTGTTAACTCAACACAAGTTGACTAAGGACTACCAATTATTGCGTTCAACTAAAAGTTCTCTAATGTTAACCTTAAGCAAATCTGATATCTTTGCGAGTGTCTGCAAGTTCGGCTGTGAGGTATTTGTACACCACTTACTGACAGTAACAGGATCCTTGCCAAGTTGCTCTGCAAGCCACTTGTTTGTTTGACCTGCATCTGCGAGAACTGCTTTCAGTCGATTTAGTTTTTGGAAATTTTCCATATTTAATAAATTAACGTTGAACACAAATTTACTAAATTACATCTTAATAAAAGAAATAATATGTGGTTTTCTTCAATTTGGAGTGGCAATTTAACATTAACTACCGAAATACACAATAAATTGATGGTAAATTACAGGATGCGCTTTAATATTAACGTGTTTATCCACATATGTGTGAAAATATTTCACATCCATCCTTGTTCACCCCTTAATAAAACATTTATCAACAGTGTTAAGATGGGTGTGGTAAAACGACTTCTATCCATGCGTAAGAGTCTCTTGTGCTAAATCAACTGCAATTTATGGTATTATTTTAAAAGATGTTGCTAATTTTGTAGTTTAGAATGTTTTGTATTTATTAAATGGTTCGATACAATGGGTAAAAGTCATCTGTTTTTAAAGAACGAATTTGGTATCTGCCTTAAGTTTAACCGAACAAGAGGCAGAGATGATGAAGAAGAAACTTCGGAAGACGAAAAGAATTATTGTCTGCAGAGAGAAAAGCTTCATCGTTGCCGTATTAATTTTGAGCAAGCCTTAGAAGAACGCCATAGCTTACGGAGACAAGATGTGGTAAGTGAACATTTTGATATGCTGTCTATTGATTTTTTGAAAATTGCAGATAGCACCTTAACAAGACAATATTGCCAAGTCTATGGATTATCCGAGCTTAATTATTCCAACATGAATCAGACTGTCCTATTTGCTATAGTTGACGAAGATCGATTTAATGATGTTTTTATAACTCAAATTGATTCTTTTTCAACGGAAGAAAATAATGACAGTACAGAATATAAGCCACTGACTTTGATGGCCGGTTTCAGTTATTGGGATAGTGATTCGATGAAGCCTTTTGGTATTATGGGCGATGATGCTCATGATGTACTTCTAGAGTTGGTGGAGAGTTCACCTAGAATAGCGATGAAACATCAAGCTATAGTGAAAGCAATGGAGGAGTATTTAGATCAGAAGCAGATTCTTTATAAAAGGATAGAATCTGGAATATACCAAATAAACTTCATTTCTAAAGATGATTTGGCTATTTTATTGGATAATTTTGATGTGATACAAAGAATTCAATCTTTGTACACTACTCGTGTACGTCCTAATACTTTTGGTGATTTGGAAAGGGTGTCAGATGCAACTTTAAATTTGCTAGAAGGAGCACCAATTATTGGTGTAATTGATACAGGTGTTCAAAGACTGGCCGTACTAGATCCCATATTGGAACATGATGGACTTGATTTAGTTGATAAGAATGCCCCGCATCCGTATGAGATTGATTTAAGGTCCGATTCAAGTCATGGTACAACTGTTGCAACATTAGCTGCATTCGGAAACAACTTCTATCGTAACATGGATGCTAACGTAGTTGATGCTGATGCCAAAATCTTTTCTATCAAAGTACAGAGAGGCGAAACTGGACTCGTGAACATCGCTGACATAAAAGAGGCTATCACTATGGCTCATCAAAACTATGGCATTCGTATCTTTAATCTTTCAATGTCCGTTCGTGGAAAATTTTATAATCAAGATATTTCTACTTATGCATATATACTTGATGAATTAGCTTACATATATGATTTGCTGATTTTTATTTCCGTTGGTAATCTTAGTGAAGAGGATATTAAGAATATGCAGATTGTTGCTGCTAATCCTAATACGAGTGAAAGAGTTAAGCGTTTTCTGAAATATCCGAATCATTATTATAATCCCTTCATTTCGATAGAAGAAACAGAGTGTCACGACGGCGAGTGTATGAATCTTTGTGAACCTAGTGAAAGCATGAACAATATGTCTGTTGGTGCTATTGCTGAAAGTTATAATATTAATCACGGTAATCATGGATTGAGTTTGGGGTGTGAGTTTCCTGCTTATTATTCGCGTAAATACCACATAGACTACAATTCGTTGATTAATGGCACTCGTTTCAAGAACAACCAAAAAAATAAGAATCTCTTTAAGCCAGATATTGTTATGCCTGGTGGTGACCAATTGGATGTTGAGTCACGCATGCTAGTTTTAGCACCGAGAATAGATGGAACAGGCCTGAAAATAGAACAAAACTCTGGAACGAGTTACGCAACTCCATTAGCAGCTAATATTGCAGCTAAGATTGTTAGTAAATATCCTAACCTAAATATGCAATCAGTGAAGGCTTTGATGATTAATAGTGCAGAACCGATTAAAAAGTATTATCTCGAAGAGACTATCGATGAATTGAAATTTTTGGATAATAATTCATATCCCTATGTTGATAGTAACGAGAAAACTCTTTTATCCAAAAAGTATAGTGCAGAACGATTATCCAAGTATATTTCTGGTCATGGTGTGCCTAACATTTCTAAGTGTATAGATTCAGACGATAATCGTTGTACGTTTGTTATTGAAGATACAATAGCTTTCGATAGTCACAAGGTTGTTAATCTGAATATCCCTAATTATTTACTTCAATACTCAAAGAAAGGTGTATTATTAACTTTAACTGCTACACTTTGCTATAAGTTTAATCCTAAACGAGCTGATGTATTATCTTATTGCCCAATTCATATTGCTTTTAACTTTGGGAATAGTATGAATTATGATGAACCAAGAAAGAATGCAGAGGAATATGCAAGTAAAAGAGCCTCTGACGATAAGGATAGAATGGCAATAAAGTCTAGCGTAGGTTCATGGTCTGATGATTTTTACCCTGTATCAAGTAAAATGTTCTCAAATGTACAGAAGATGAGTTTAAATATTAGCCGTGATGAAATAGAAAAGATTCGTAATCAGATATCTATTATTTTTCGATGCACAGGTCGTGAGTATTTAGAAGGCACAAATCATCCATTCTCATTTGTGCTGACGATTGAACAAAAACATTCTGCAGAATTGGATGGGAACAGTTTATACGATAGTTTGGAACAAGTCAATATAGTGGAAGCTATTGCTCAGGCTGCTCTTGAAGCAGAACTATAATTTAAATTTAAACGATAAAAGGATTGGCATTAGCTAATCCTTTTATCGTTTAAGAGTTTTTTCCAAATATTAGTTCGAATAATATTGTCATTATATCCATCTAATATATTCCGTTTGATTGCATTAAGTAAAGCGCGTTTTATAACGTAGTAGGACAAATTTCTACATTCGCTATTGATAATGTTTTCTTTGACTTGTTCATCGTCAAAGACGAACCGATCTTTAATCGTATATTGGATAAGAGCATGTACCTGTTCAGAGTTTGGTAAATCCATCTTAATAGATAAATCAAACCTTCTAATAAGGGCTTCATCTATCATTTGTAATTGATTAGTAGCTGCAATGATGATAGTATCTTGACTTACAAAATCAAATAGTTGTAATATGGTATTTACAACCCGTTTCATTTCGCCATGATCTTGATCGTAATCTCTTATTTTCCCTAAGCTGTCAAATTCATCAAGCAAAACAATCGCTTTTTCCTGAACTGCAGTCTTAAATATTTGAGTGAGATTTTTGCTTGTTTCTCCCAGTCTCGATGAAATGATCGTACCCAAATTGACTATAATCAGTGGACGACTCAATTCGCCAGCCAATACATAGGCACTTAATGTCTTTCCACATCCTGATGGGCCATGAAGCAATATCTTATTGGATACTGGAATATCCATTTGGACAAGAGCCTCAGTTTGTTGTCTTTCCTTGATAAAATATTCAAATTCCTCACGAACATCTTGCGTACAAACTAAATCCTTCATTGTAAATGAAGACGTTACTGTCTGTAAAATATACTCGTCAGCTTTGTAGTCAAAATGCTTATTTAGTCGATATTCTTTTAGCTTTCCCAATGAATTCTCTCTATCAGAATCTTTAATGATAGATAGGATTTCAGTTGCAAATTTGCCTCTGTTATTTTGTTGAGAATATTCTACATACTGATACAACAAATCTCGCAAACGAGCATTGTCATTTGCTAAGGCAAATTTTGCTATTTGCTTGATGTAATCAGCCTGCTTCATAATGAATTTATTTTCTTTAATTTACAAAATTAGGCAATTTAGTCGAATTACCAAAATTTTGGAAGATTGAAAAGGATAATTTAACAAGAGATTAATTTCAACATCAACTTTATAGAATCTGTTTGCATTAACATCATATCGCAATTTATGAAAATAAGTATTTCCCTCATTTGTTTTATTGAAGTCTTTTCTTCTCAGTTTGATATGATTGGGTGTTTGACAATCTGCTCATCTATTTTAATCTTATGTTTCCCAGTTGTTGTGCGTAAATTCTTCCTAATTGTTTCAATGGTGGAATTGGCAAACCATTCGTGGAATGTCTGCATAACAAATTGTGCTGTGACATCCCGACAGATGTTATATTGAAAGGCAATATTCCAAGCGAAGTTCTTTAGTGAGATTTGAGTAACTGCAGTACGCCGTTTGATGTGAATGTTTACACTTAGAGCTTGCCGATTTGTGACAAAGTATCGGACACATTCACTGATTTGGAAGATTTCTTCTTCGCTAAAATCAAATTGCCTGAATGTGTTTCGGGTGTATTGCAATACGGCCTGTAGTTTTTCGTCTTCTTCCTTTTCTTTTTGCTGAAGATATTGTCGTTCCTCATGCAGGTACTCATAATGGAATAACTCTATCCGTTTCATTTGAATATCGTCATTGCCAACCATAGATATAGCAGTTGCTAAAGTGCTATCATCTTTAGTTTGTCGGTTAGATTTCGTAGGCTTATGGCAGAATAAAGAAGTAAGAGATATTATATGTGCCGACAGAGAGAGGCATAAATGGTAAATGAGTTTTAGAGCAACATAACAAGCTACCATGATAAAAGGGAGAGTGCTTAACTGCATTCCCAAAGCATCACTCACAGGGAATGATATAGTGGACGCCAGAAGCACCGTTACTACTTCTATCGCCCAAGATTGGAATATATGTTGCCTTTGCTTCATAATTATTTTTGTCTATGATTACTTTGCAAAAGTATAACGTATTTCCATAAAAAACGAAAGTCAAAAATAAGCGAAAAAGATGCAATGTCTTCGTTTTATGCGTTTTGTGAAAAGAAGAGCAAAACAAGTGCAAATATCCTGTGTCAAATGAAAACATCTGCAAATAAAAAATAAGTAGTTAAATAATCATAAATGTTTCTTTTGCTGAGAAATTGCTTCATTTTTACTCTTGTTCATTAGTATATAACGGTTTTGATAATCCATATTTGTACCATAAAATTATAAGTTGTTGATATTCTTTGCATATTATGTTTGAGGAAGTGAAATGATTCCGATAAGGGAACAGATAATAAACAATAAGCAAAAGCGTGCAGCTCAATGAGTTGCACGCTTTTTGCATTTATGGGGTTCATGGTTGCTATGTGTTTTCTATGGGCTTTTTTATCTCTTATTTGCGACATGTTTGCGACACGTCTTATTTGGCGATAAGGTACAACTTAAATTGATATAAACCATTTAAAACGAGAAGAATATGCCAAGAGGAAATTACACTATTCAAAGAAGTTGCGAGGAGTGCGGTAAAATCTTTACTCCTCCGACATTAGTGTCGAAGTATTGTTGCCCTGCTTGTTCCAAGAGGGCGTATAAGAAAAGACAAATCGCAAAAGAGAAAGAAGCGATACGCCAAGCACTGATTAGACGAATACCATCCAGTAAGGGGTATCTAACCGTAAAGGAAGCTATGCTGATTTACGGAATTAGTAAAGACGTTCTTTATCGTATGATACGGCAAGGCTTGATACCGTCATACAATTTTGGTCAGCGTCTGATACGCCTTAGTCGGCAGTATATGGATGAACACTTCAAAACAAAGGCAGGGAGTAGAAAGAGAAAAAAGGAGGCATTGTCCTTTGAACCCAAAGATTGTTACACCATCGGAGAGATCGCAAAGAAGTTCCATATCAATGACAGCAGTGTGTTTAAGCACATACGCCGTCATTCTATTCCTACACGCCAAATCGGTAACTATGTTTATGTTCCCAAATCTGAAATTGATAAATTGTATAAGTCGTTATGAAGAAAGCATTACCCAATACCAAAGTGACCGTCAAACTCAGAAGGTCGAATTATAAAGAAGAGTGGTATCTGATTATAGAGTCATACCCAGTGTATAAGCGAGGTTCTAAACGGGCAAGCCGTGTGGTGGAATCTATCAACAGAACTATATCCACACCCATTTGGGATAAGTCATCCATAGCACGAATCTTGCCGGATGGAACATTCAACTATAAGCCTAAACGTGATTTGAATGGAATTATCCAATGCCGTTCAACGATAGACCAAGAGGCTTGCATCTATGCCGACAATGTGCGGAAGTTACGGCAGCATGAATACGATAGTGCCATCCTATACACTGATAAGGAAAACGAAATCGCTGCACAGAATGAGCGGAGCGAACAGGATTTTATCAAGTATTTCAATCGTATTATAAGCACACGTCATCCCAATAGTTCCGATTCGATTATAGTCAACTGGAGGCGTGTAGGTGAATTATTGAAAATGTATTCACAAGGGCAACCAATTCCATTCAAGGCGATTTCCGTTAAACTGCTTGAAGATATAAAGATGTTCCTTCTCCGTGCTCCAATGGGAGGGAATAAGAAAGGTACTATCTCACAAAACACGGCATCAACCTATTTTTCCATACTTAAAGCCGGACTGAAACAGGCGTTCATTGATGAATATCTGACCGTTGATATAAGCGCGAAAGTAAAGGGAATAACAAACATAGAGAAGCCTCGTGTTGCGCTTACCATGAATGAAGTGCAAATGTTGGTTGATACTCCTTGCAAGGATGATGTTTTGAAACGTGCGTTCTTGTTCTCTATTCTCACTGGATTGCGGCATAGTGATATTCAAACTTTGAAATGGAAACAAATTCAGCAAACAAGCAAAGGTACATGGCAAGCAGTAGTAATTCAGCAAAAGACAAAAAGGCCCGATTACAAGCCAGTCATTCAACAGGCACTTCAACTATGCGGCATACGTCCAGACGATGATGAAGCACTTGTTTTTGAAGGATTGACTGATGCCTCTTGGATTTCTCGCCCGTTGAAAGTCTGGATAGAAGCATCCGGTATCAAGAAGCACATCACCTTCCATTGTGGGCGGCATAGCTATGCTTCGCTGTTGCTGGAAAATGGCGTTGACATATACACCATCAAGTCTTTGATGGGACATACTAACGTCAAAACCACGCAGATTTATACGCATATCGTAAACGAACAAAAAGAGAAAGCCGCCAATACACTGCATATAGAAAATTTGGATTTATAGGTTGTGGTGGTTATATCCACCATTGAGCACCAACGACTTATGTAATACCAATCATATACTTACCACCGTTTACCCCTCATGAAGCATCAACTTTTTGAGGGGTATTTTGTAGTATAGAGGTGTTCAGTAAAGAATGTGTTAGTCCAAACAGTCGTTTATTCCCCATTTATTATGTTGCCCAATAAATTTTCGTATTAATGAAACTTAAATCTGTCAGTGGTAAATGAGCGGTTGATTGGTGGCGGTCAAGCACCTATTTAGCACCTATAAGCATCCCTATACTTTTGCGGCATAAATTTTAATACGAAGAAAAAATGGCCTATAAAGTAAATTCATTGGAGGAAATGCCGAATGCGTTGTCCTACCTGATTGAGTCCGTAGAAGTACTGCAATCTAAAGTGAATGCCTTGCAGCATAAACAGGCAAGTAACTCACCCAAGTGGATGGATATAGATGAGCTTTGTGCTTATCTGCCATCACATCCTGCCAAACAAACGGTTTATGGATGGGTGTCAACCAAACAGATTCCCGTACATAAAATAAACAAGGCTTTGGCTTTCCTGCAATCAGAGATTGACGATTGGCTGAAGAACAAATCGCACAAGACCCAAGATGACTTAATGGAAGAAGCCAGACGATTTGTCGAATCTAAAAAGATTATCAGATGATGGAAACGACCGACTATTGCTTTTCATTCTTTCGCAAGCCCATTCAAAACATCGAACCGATGAGGGCTATAGGTATTGTGGATGTGTATCGTTATGTCATCGGACATTATGCCCAACCACAAACCGAGAACCTGCGGCAGATGCAGTCCTCTCCCGAAGCCAAAAGGTACAAAGCCACCCATTTTGACTATTGTACTTTTTCGGGATTATTCCGAAAACGGAATGAAAAGGAACTGATTATGCACTCAGGATTGATGTGTTTGGATTTCGATCATGTGGATAACATAGGGAGGTTAAAGCAACAATTACTTAACCATGAGTATTTTGATACAGAACTGTTATTTGTCAGTCCATCCGGTAATGGATTGAAGTGGATAATACCTGTTGATTTGAAAGGCTGGGAACATTCCCGGTACTTCAAGGCTGTTACCAACTGTATCAAAGCGACAGGTTTGCCATTGGTGGATATGTCCGGCAGTGATGTGGCTCGTTCATGCTTCTTACCCTACGACCCACAAGCATATATTAACCCTAAATACAAAGATGATGTCGAAGAAAATATTTTCCGCCCAAGATTGGGAGAATGTCCCTTCTGAAATACAACAGGCACATACACCAAGTATTGCCCCTATATATAATAAGGTGGAGGATGATGTGGAAAGTGTTGTTCGGGAGATAGAACAGTGTGCCATTGATATAGCCCCTCATTATAAAGATTGGGTGGAGTTGGGCTTTGCGCTTGTGGATGGATTGGGAGAGAACGGGCGGGAGTATTACCACCGCATCAGCAGGTTTTACCCTACCTATCAAAAGGAAGAAACGGATAAACAATACACGCATTGTCTGCACTCCAAAGGGCAAGGCATTACTATCCGTTCTTTCTTCCATTTGGCAAATCAAGCTGGAATCTCATTGGCTCCGTTCTTCAAAGAGCATTTATCCATTTTGCCAAATATCCAAAATGGTAAAACGGGTAAATGGATAAAATCAGAAGAAGAACTTCCTACATTTCCTGAATGTGTGTTTGAGCATCTTCCTCCTTTTCTAAATGAGGTTGTCAATAATTCCATTTCGGTAGATGACCGTGATACGATATTAATCGGGGCTATTGTGTGTTTGTCGGTATGCTTTCATAATGTTTGTGGCGTGTACGATGAACGCATTGTTTATCCCAACCTCTATCTGTTTGTTGTAGCGGATGCCGGTATGGGAAAAGGAGCATTGACTCTATGCCGTGAATTGGTAGCCCCCATCAACCGCCATTTGCATGAACTTTCCAAACGATTGGAACAGGAATATAAAGAAGCAATGAACACATATATTAAAGGTAAGAAAACCGATGGAATGGCTATGCCAACTGAACCGCCCATGCGTATGCTCGTGATTCCAGCCAATAGTAGCGCAAGCTCTTTCTTGAAGATATTAGGAGATAATGACGGAATCGGGCTGCTGTTTGAATCGGAGGGCGACACGTTAAGTCAGACTTTGAAATCGGACTACGGCAATTACTCCGATGTGTTGCGAAAGGCATTCCATCATGAATTGGTAAGTTTGAGTAGGCGTAAGGATAGAGAGTATTGTGAAGTAGCCAATCCGAGAGTATCGGTAGCTTTGGCTGGAACTCCAGAACAGGTAAGAAGATTGATACCTGATGCAGAGAACGGATTGATGAGTCGCTTTTGTTTCTATATTATCCGCTTCAAACGAGGTATAAGAAATGTGTTTGCCACAAGCGACATTTCCCAATCCAAGAATGCCATGTTCAAACTGTTGGGAGATAAATTCTGCCATTTACATGAGAATTTTGTACGGCAGGGTAATTATTCCTTTTCTCTTCCCTCTGATTTACAGGAACACTTTATTGAATATCTCAGTCGGGTGAATGAGGAATGTTGTGACGAAGTGGATAACAAGATGCAAGGAGTAGTCAGACGGATGGGACTGATTGCTTATCGTATAATGATGGTGTTGACCGTTGTCCGACATTTGGATAATGTGATTCACAAATCTTCTTCTGACGAGACTGTACAATTGGTTTGCCATGAGTTTGACTATTCCGTAGCCATGAGTATTTGCGACACCCTGCTTTATCATGCCGTATTCATTTATCTGAATTTGTCAGGAAATCAGTCTAAACGATTCAATACCGTTTCGCAAGAGACAGGCGTTTATGCACGAAGGAACACCCTTTATAATATGTTGCCTGACACTTTCACAAAGAAAGATTATGATGCGGCGGTTTTAACTTTGGGCGAGAATGGAAGTACGGCAAACAAGTGGATAGAAGCCTTTATCAAAGATGGCAAACTAAGCCGAATAGAACAAGGGAAATATAGGAAGATTTTTTGAGTGGCAAGTTTGTGTTTTAGTGTCACTAAAACCTATGCGGCAAGCGGATAGAACAGCCACTCTCAAAAAATCAATTTATGAACATAAAAGTTTAGATAAGTATGAAGGATAAGAAACTTGGTGGTCGCCCTAAGTTGGCGAGTTATCAGAAACGCACGAAATGTTTTCGGGTAATGTTTACCGAGAACGACTACATTTATATCCAATCCAAAGCGGAGCAGGCTGGATTGTCTGTCAATGAATTTTGCCATCAGGCTGCAATGGATTGTCAAGTCTGTCAACGCATCAGTCCTGAAATGGTATCGGCTATTCGTGACCTTTCCGGTATCGCCAATAATGTCAATCAGATTGCCCACCAGATGCACACTTATGGTTTGGAAGCTGTCAAGCAACAATGCTTCTCAATCATATCAGAAGTCAATAGAATCATCACCCAAGTAAAGAACAACTGCCATGATAGCAAAGATTAAAACAAGAACCGATTTTGGAGGAATAGTGAATTACGCCAATGACCAAAAGAACAAGAAAAAGAGTGCCACACTTTTGGCACACGAAGGAGTCTGCACCATTAGTAATAAAGCCATCGCTGATTTTTTTCAGATACAAGCATCCATGCGCCCGAAAGTAAAAAGTCCGGTGAAACACGTATCACTTGCTTTTTCTTCGCAAGACATTAGCCGTTTTCCCGATAATGAAGAAGGAGATGCGCTGATGGTGGAGATTGCCAAGAAATGGATGGAACAAATGGGGATTCGTAATACTCAATATATCATAGCCCGGCATCACGACACGAAACATCCTCATTGCCATTTGGTATTCAATCGGATAGACAATGAAGGCAATCTTATTTCTGACAGCAATGAAAGAATACGCAATGCAAAAGTTTGTCGTGCTTTGACTAAAGAGTATGGATTTTACTTTGCCCCTAAAAATAGTAAAGCCAGAAATAAAAGTCGTTTGCGTCCTCACCAATTACGGAAGTATAATCTTCGTTCTTCAGTTCTTGATGCGCAGGTAAATTCTCGTTCTTGGAATGACTTTATTAGTACGCTCAAAGGTCAGGGCATAGATATGCGTTTTAATCATGCTGAGAACTCTGATAAAATTCGTGGTATATCCTTTTGTATGGATGAATTTAGCATTGCTGGTTCTAAACTTGACCGTGATTTGAGCTTCAACAACCTTTGCACTATGTTGGGTGATGTAGCTGCGGAACTGATTATTCAACCCCATCAAGTCATAACTCCCGGTGGAGGTGGAGGAACCAACAATGAACAAGGCGGGCGGGATGATAAAGACAAGGATAACCAAAGAAGCGAACCTTTTTATAAACCTTCAAAACGTAGAAGATAATGAAAGAAGATGTAATAGCTGCAAATCTTGCAAATTTGCGCCAAAGTATCAGTGAACTGAAAGAGTGTATTGAAAAACAGAATGTCACTGTTTCTAAATCGGAACAATCTGTAAAAGTGGAATTTGATGAAAAGACCATTTATACTGGAATTGCCAAAAGTTTCTGTACTTGCTGGAATGAAGCCTTGTCTGTGATCAAGAAACATATCTGGCAACAGCAGCCTAACACATTGCCGTTTTCGCTATGGTTTCCGAAACTCATTGATTTATTCAAGCAGAAGTCCAAACTTCTTGAATATCTTTATCGGCACGTTTGCGATTACAATCAGAATCGTATAACTATCGAAACTAATACCCGATGTATATTGAAACGGCAGGATGAGATATTAGCAAAAATCAATGAATTGAAAAGCCCTGTAACCGTTATTCCACCTAATATCAGTGGGTTGTTTATATATGGCTATCATATTAAGCTACGATATGTCATGGTCTTCATTGTCGTTATTATGATATGGGCCGTTGCTGTTTCTGTTAGTAGTATGAAGTATAAGGAAGAGAGCTTTGCGTATTATTCTATGTATAGGGCAGTGAAGGAACAGAATCAGAACTTGATAGAAAAGCAGATAGCAATAAAAGGGGAAAATTAGTATATGCTTCTACGTATATACTGTTTGCTCCAATTTATCCCTTTACATTTTAATCAATTGTGAAGGAATTTTTTATATTGGTGTATATTAATATAATTTTAAGAGTTATGATTTACGGATACATTAGAGTAAGCAGTGACAAACAAACTGTAGAAAACCAACGTTTTGAGATAAGTAATTTCTGTAATAATAATGAGTTGACAATTGGCGATTGGATTGAAGAAACTATTAGTGGAACGAAAAATTACACAAAACGACAGCTTGGACGTTTACTGCGTAAAGTACGCAAAGATGATATTATCATCTGTAGTGAGCTTTCACGTCTTGGACGCAATCTTTTTATGATTATGGAAATCTTGAATATCTGTATGACAAAAGAATGTAAGGTATGGACAATTAAAGATAACTATAGACTTGGGGAAGATATACAAAGTAAAGTCCTTGCCTTTGCTTTCGGATTGTCAGCTGAGATTGAACGCAATCTTATCAGTCAACGTACAAAAGAGGCGTTAGCGAGAAAAAAAGCAGAAGGGGCAATGCTCGGACATTGTCGTGGCTTTCGTTGTAGACTTAATCCCAAATGTGCTAACAAGCACGATTACATCGTAAAAGAATTGGCTAAAGGAACAGAAAAAACAGTTATATCTAAAAGATTGAAAGTATCAAAAACTACATTATACCGTTATCTCGTTTATACGGGGCTTCATTTACCTATAAACTGCAAACAAGAAGGGTGGGAAGAGCATGGCATCTATCATTGACAACGCTAAATAAAAAGAAAGAGATTGATATATGATTTTTTTGGGAAAAATAAACAACAAATCATGTGTGTTTGTTCCAACACTTGATTCTGCAAAAGAGTATATTAAAGATTTTACAAAATCAACCATTGCAGAAGTACCTATTGCGATGGTTAATGAGTATAACAGATATTTTATTACTTCTTCTTGCCGATTGTTTTTTACACGTCATGTTTCAAAACGTTTTTCTATAAATGAAAAAAAAATAGAACAATCAAAAAACGGAAAATATCCAATTGTAAGACTGTCTATTGGGCATAAAAAGGAAATATCTCGTAAGCTTTCCCTTGTGATGTACAACGCATTTGTTAGAAAGGAATGGAGCGAGGTAGAGCCTAAACACATAGATAGAAATCCTTTTAATTGTTCTATTTCAAACCTTATCGACGAAAGGGTGTTGGAAAACCACGAAATTAAAGATATGGAGTTGCAATCCTTTCCAGAACGCTTTACAAAAGTATCTGACATATTATTATACCTTTATGGATATAAAATAAGTAGGGAAGACGCTGAAGATATTGCTGCAAACGCTTATATAGAGACTTACTGCAATAACTCTCTTCAAGCCAAACATGCAAACAACAAATGGTTAAAGACGGCAAAGCATAGAGCACTGGATTTTATTGAGCATAATAAACATGTCAGATATATCGAACCCATAGATTTATGCAAATGGAGATGCGAATGCCACCAATACTACGGAGAAAAAATAGATATAATATCCTTAGTTGAGGGGAATAGGGCAAAGACATATTTACGATATTATTTACAAGGATATACTCCAACCGAAATAGCACATGAATTTAACACAACAAGGTCAAATGTAGCTTCAATAATTACAAAACAAATTAAAAGAATAAAAATTAAATTACAAATATGATATAAGGATGTACTGGAACGAATTAAAGAGAAAGGAGATTGATTATGGAAATAAAGAACGGAATAATAATAGACGGGGTGCTACATGAGGGTATAGTTATGAGAAATGCCCATTGTGACGGATGCTCATTGATAGCAATTTGCCACGAAATACGTGGTAATGATGCGTTATGTGCTATAATAAATTGTGACAAGTTTGTCAATCGTGGCAAGGCAACTGTTAGATTTTCTCGTGAAACGTCCGAAAACACTGGGAGTATTTATCGTAATGGAGTAAAGATAGAAAAGGAGAAGTAATTATGGGATTTACAACACCGTGCTTTATAAGAAAAAGTACTAAAGAATTGACGGAGAAAGTATATAAGCTTGGCGGTCGGGATGGAAGAAGCTTTTGGCATTGTGACTATCTCACTTTGTTGTTAGCGGAGAAGCAACAATTTACCTGTCTTGATGATGAACATGGCAATGCTGAAATGTTAATTGAAAAAGGTTTTATTGATTGCGGAACCAACGAAGAGCTTTTCTTGGCTATCGCTGCATTGAGAGATGATACAAATTATATGCAATGGTTTGTCTGTACGAGTGATTATAAAGAATCTGATGGTAAAGAGTGGAAAGTTGGAGACTTTGATTTAAATACATGCCCGGATGATTTTAACAATATACTTCCTCATTGGCGTAAGGCTACCGTAAACGAACTAATTGAACACTTTAAAGAAAAAGAATGAAAGCACATGTAATGAAACTTGAAAACAATTGTGTGATTGTTGACGAGGAATATTTTAATAGTTTGAAAGAAAAGTCCGAACTGAATGAGGTAAGGATAAAGGAACTTTCCGAGGAGATGTTTTTGAAATACATCAAAGAGGGTGGAATAAGGGTGTCTTATGAGGTGAATGGTGTGCCATATCTTTTTCATCATGATTTACTGAATGAGATAAATTATGACGAGAGGGGCTATCCAATATCCATATCGGAAAGGGTGAAATATACTATTGCAGACGATATAACCGAGTTCTTGAATAACAAGTTTAAAGGATTGAAAGACGAGGCTTTGAATTATGCAATGAGTGAGTTTAACAAGCAGCAATATGGTTTGAAGGCTACTGTAAAAATATGGAAATGGTTTGCCTTGATTGCTTCCATCATGGCCGCTGTTTTATTAATTGTAATATTTATAAAACCATGACCGAAGAATTTATAATATTTGAAACGGCAAAGCTATTGAAAGAAAAAGGCTTTGATTGGAAGTGTGAACGTACGATAGATTGCAATGAAATTATTAGAAAATACGACTATCCGCAAAGTATGTCATGCTGTACAGAAATAAATGGCGAATTAGTTGAATTTTTGTGTCCAACATTATATGTAGTCCAAAAGTGGCTACGTGAAACCAAGAAGCTACACGTTGAAGTATCCTATATGCATGGGGATTATTGGATATACGATATACTAACAATACCGAACCATGATTTAGTGGGATTATCCGACAGGCCTTTAGTGCATTATAAAAGCTATGAGGAAGCACTGGAAGCCGGAATACAGGAAGCATTAAAACTTATATGATTATGGATATAGTACCTATTTCAATAAAAGATAATCTTTCTAAGGAGCAGATAGAATATCTGCAAAAGCAACAGTCTGAATATAAACTCGTGAGTAGGATTAAGAAAAATCCGGGTCACATACTCTTTTCGTTTAACAGAAAAACAGGAGAGATAAAAAGAGATTCCATTACTCATAAGGTATCTATCGGGTTTGATATGAAACCTATAACTACCACTAAAACGGTTATTGAACCTGATTGCTATTATGAGCAGGCTCTAAATGAGAAAAATTTTAGAAAAAGATTAAAAAGGATTGGATTAATATAACTATGAGACAGGAAAGAAAAATAGGAGAAGTATTTGAATGTAATGGAGAAAAATTATCGTGAAAAAAGATAGCGATATTATATGTGGATGCGACAAGTGCTATTTTGGCGGCAAACCGGAATGCAATAATAATTATTGCGTTTCTTATGTGAGACAAGATAAACAAGATGTACACTTTGAAAAAGTAGAGGAGAAACAGTAATGAAGAAGATAATGTTCAACGATGAATGCGGCTTAACCCAGGCTGTATTGGAAGGTCGGAAGACTATGACGAGACGAATAATTAAATACCCAAGCACTTTTAAAGGACAATGGGTCGCAGGATTCAATATACACAGAAGCCATTCTGACAAAAAGACAATCGGTTATCCTTGCATGTACGATGCGGATGAACGGGAGTTTGACGGCGGTGAAATACTTCCACGATACAAAGTCGGTGAAGTTGTTGCCGTTGCGCAAAGTTATGGAGAGGTAGCCGCTGAAATGATGCTTGGCGGTTATGACTATGACTTGTACGAGAAATTCCGTCAGAATGCCATGGGAATGGAATTAGCTGGCAATCGCAATAAGATGTTTGTCCGCGCTGACCTTATGCCACATCATATCCGCATTACCGACATCAAGATAGAACGGTTGCAAAACATTTCCGATGAAGATTGCATGAGAGAAGGTGTAGAATTTAGTCAAGAGCAATACAAATATGATGGTGCGAAATCATATTTTGTTCAAAATATTACAGAGATAGGAAGTAGATGGAATAGAATGTTCTGTAAGCATTTCGGTACCCCTCGTGAAGCCTTTGCCGCCCTCATAGATAAAGTATCCGGCAAAGGAACATGGGAAAGTAATCCCTATGTCTTCGTTTATGAATTTGAACTGATTGATTAAAAACGAGAAAAGATATTGATTATGAAACGTGAAATAAAATTCAGAGGGAAAAGTACCAACAATGACAAATGGGTATATGCCGAACTGCACGGGCTTGGCATGGATTTGTTTAATGAGTGCGTAAACGAAGATACTATCGGGCAGTTCACGGGATTACGAGATAAGGGAGGAAAGGATATATATGAGGGTGATATAATAAAAGTTACATCATACGACAATATTGGTATAAGCGATTGTTTTTATATAATCAACGAGCTGCAAGAATTTTCCATACAAGACTTGAAGGGAGAGCTAGGAAAAGAAGAAATAGGTGAGGTTAAATTTGAGGATGGAGAATTTATCTTTTTGGATTACCATTTAGCTGCGTTCTTCGGTGATATGAGATTTTCTAATCCTATATTTGATTTTGAGATTGTAGGTAATATTTACGACACCCCTGAATTGTTGAAAGGAGAAAAGCAATGAAACATATATTTTTTTTATTAGTTGGACTTTTGGCTTTATACGAAATTATGAAAGTCTTAAACTGTAAGAGAGTATATTCCCGCATATACGAATATAGACATCTTCCCAAGGAAAAGATGGAAGTATATTTAAAAGAACATCCTATACTTCTTCTAATGAGTGTTTTGGATATTTTTGGATGGATAACATTAATGGCGGGACTAATGACAAGCCAGTGGGTTTTATTCCTGGCGGTAATGGCTTTGTCTTTATCAAGATTTCAACGTCTTGGTAGTTGGGCTGTGTGCATAGATAGTATCATCACTGTGGCTATTTATTTGTTTGCCATTATTAATACTTATCATTTGCATATAGAATTATGAGCAAGATTTATAAACTTACCCTATTCGGGAAGCCAGTCCTAATCGGCTGGTTCTCCCATGCAGACAAATGGTATCACAAAATTGGAATAATATACTGACATGAAAATCATATTTCTTGATATAGATGGAGTTATTTCCACGGAAAAGTCACATTATGCACTTGATAAAGATGCGTGTGATTTACTTGGAAAGATTATAGATGCTACGGACGCCAAGATTGTAGTATCATCATCTTGGAGAAGAAACACGGTAGAAGATACAAAAGAAGAGTTGACAACTGTGAGGCATTTAGTCCCGTTTCCATTTCCATACGCCAACAGAATTATAGGAGTAACCATAAGAGCGTATGCCTACGTTATGCAAGGTGTTCACCTTGGTATCCCTCGTGGAGTTGAGATAAAACAATGGATTGATACTCATATCCACTCTGACAACGGTAAAAACTGGAACTATAAAGAGATTGGAGTTGATTTTAATTACGTGATACTTGACGATGATAGCGATATGCTTCTTGAGCAGGCTGAACACTTTGTCAAGACCGACACCTATTTAGGTTTGTCGGAAAATGATGTTGAACGAGCAATTAAAATATTGAACCAATGAGAAAAGCAGACAGAATAATCAGAGACAGACATTCCCGCATCCCGGACAAATACAAGAAGATTGACACAACCGTCAACGGCGATGCGGAAATCCTTGCCGAACAACACAAGGAAGTGGAGAGACAATTGTTTCCTTTACGCCTTAACAAGACCACTGTTATTTACATCACAAAAGACAAGCAAAACGAAACATATGCTGCAAAAGCACGTAAACGGATGGGGATAGCAGAGCCTAAGAAAATGTTTGTAGACCCGCTTTCGGAAGAGAACATTACCAAATTGTACAAGGAAGAAAACATACCACCCCGTAGAATGGCAGAGATGCTGAATGTAAGTGTAAGGACGATATATCTAAGGTTGGCTAAGTATGGACTTACAAAAGTGAAATGCAGATAGCAAGTTTATAAACACAACGATATAACCCTTGCCAAAACAGCAAGCGGTATTACCCAATGGATGAATCGTTCAAGGCGTTCTAAACGTTCCATTGGATAACCTGGAAAAGGCGGCAATAGTCCATGTAAAGGACATTGTCCGCCAATTCAAGCAGTTCGTCTATGTAATCCCTTTTTCGCATCACGTTCAAGTTTTCTACGTTGTTTACGATTTATGCCGTTTGCTGCGGCGAGACTATTCAGCGTCTCCTTCTGTTCGGGAGAAAGCATGCTATATACTTCTTCCCGTGATTTGCCTGATAAGATGGCTTGTACTATTTCCCACATAAGCTACGTCTGCAATGTTCACACAAAAATTTCTTCGCTACCGGAAACATCTTCTGCCCCACATATCCACTAAGATACTGCGCCTCTTCCCCATACGGGTCGACGCCAAATGCCCGTGAGATATGCCGGCATAGATGCCCCTTTTCATGGTCGAAAGAGTTCTGAAACTCTTCCGGTGAAGAAGTAAGAGCAATAACCATTACGGTCTCTCTGTTCCGGATATTGGAATAGGTGATGCCTGTGTTCAGATTACATGCGCGCATGTTCTTATAGGCATTCACCAAATCCAATCCCCTGCATCCTACCCGTTGAAGGTCGGCGATGATGCGGTCGGTATAATAGCAGTCCACTGCGTAATATACCCTCACTTCCCAATCATAGTCCGGTATGTAAAACTCCTGCACTATCATGACCTTTCTTCTTTTCTTTCCTCCAGCATGTCCTCCCAGGGGATAGGAACCCCCTTGCCGATGCAGGTGGCGTAGAATTCATCGAACGCACGGCACGGGTCGCCGTCAATATCGTCGAGGTACAATTTCACATGCACGCACAGGTGCGCTTCATCCGCAAGGGATTTCTTGTAGAAATCGGCTTTCAGCATATTGGCGACATAGCAGACGTCGTACAGCTCGTCATGTTCAACGGTTATCCCGTTCCGTTTCAGCATTTCGTCCACCTCGCTCTTCGTCCACGGCACAAGACTTTTCTCCTTGCCAGTGGAGTCATCCTTCACCTTCATCCTTGAAATGGCAAACTGTGCCATTCTCTTTGAGAAATGCCACCCGTAGCAACCAAGATACTGCTGCATTCCCGGGGGGAACTTGTCGTATATATCCAATCTTTGTCCCATAGTCTTTTTCTGTTTTAATAAACTGGTAAAAGAGGGGATTACTCCCCTCTCCATTACATGAACTCCCCGTTGGCGCGTCTGCGTCTACGTTCGCTCATATCTTCGCCATAAGGCTGTGCGCTGCGGCGTTCGCTGTAAATCGGATATTCCGGGAAGTAACCCGGCATACGGCGTTCGCTCATGTCCGAACCACCGCTATAACTTCCGCCGCGTGAGCCACCGCTATTACGATAACCTATTTCGCCGCCCTGCATCTCACGCATGGCTTTCTCGTAACCATGACGGAAACCCTCTTTGTAGGCTTCTTCCATAGGATTACCGCTTTTCATACCGAAGTCACGGTCATATTCACCGCGTCCTTCTTCCAATATTTCCCACATTCCCATATTATTTCTTTGTTTTAGATGTTTCAGCCACTCCGAGCTGCTCCATAAGTCGTTTATTCAAATCCATAAGGTCAGACATATTCTTGTTCATTTCCGACACCTGCCCTTTCAATGAGGCAATTTCCTGCTCCTGGCGTTGCTTGGCCGCAAGCTCCGGGTTAAGAATGGTAAGCATCTGGTCGCATACCATAAGGAAGTTCTGGTGGTATTCCACACTCTTCAAGACATCCTCGCTTTGCTTCTTCATGGTAAGGACTTCGGTATTCATTTCATCCCTTGAACAGGTAACAAGCATGCCGGTTTTAGCATCGTCTGCAATGTCCGCATTGGCAGGGAATTCATACAAATTGACATTTTGCCCATTTATGCTGACAACAATATCAACCACTTGTACGGGTTGAGGATAAGGCATGTTAGGGACTGTCCTATATACAGTCTTTATCGGACTTACATTAACAACTTGCCCGCATTCCAGATTTGGATTGGCGCCTCTGTGAAGAAGATATAATGTACTGTTGGCTCGTAGGTTTTGAAACATATCGGTTTGATTTTTAAATGGGCTCCAGGCTGTGAGACACGGTCTGGAGCCCGGTTAACTACTTGCTCTTTTGAGCGGTTGCTTCTGCTGTCGCCGCTGACGTGGTTATCGGACGATACCCACCGTTGACAAGGAACAGCTCATTGGTGTACTTGTTATAGTGGATTTCGTAGATACCCGTTCCGGCAAGGTTGCCGACAGTCACCGGCTCATTGTTGTAAGCCAGCAACGGTCTCGTGTCCCCATTAGTCCCTATCAGTATCGGGAGCGTAGCAGTCGTGCCGGCAGGTATTGCCTGACGGAGACTTACATAGAAACCACCGACATAGTCCCTGTTACGGAACGCATGATTAGGAAGTTCCAAAGTAACGTTCATCTGGATTATCCTTTTGTGGTTCTGTTGGGGCGGTAACGGCTTCGGTAACCGCTTGGGCAATGGCGGCGGTC